GGCTGTTGTTTGAATGTCATGGGCAAGTTTGCCGTGCCCTGAGCATTTCCTGTTATGGCAATGGTTAGGGTGTCCAAAGAAAACAAGGGATATTGCAGCCCGTTATTGACACTCAATGCGGCTCGTTCTACTTCGGAGCGAATAACACTTTGCCCAATGGTCAGGCTGTTTAGGTAGCTTGTGATAGCCTGTTGGATCAAGGTGCCGATGGATGAGTTGTAACCGGCCAGCGCATCCAGGGTAACCACAACGTCAATGACCCGTGTTTGGGGTCGAAAGAACCGGATGGTGTTGTTTACGCCGTTGCTATCTGGCACGATGAAAACCTGATCGCCGTTGCTGTAGCAGCCTGGGGTTTTGCGGAGATCAATCACCTGGGCGATGGTCAGCCCGTCGCCACCGTTTACCACGGCTGTTAGGGAGTGGGCAGGGAAGCCGTCGGGGTTACTAACGCCGTTGATTGAGGTTACTGACGCATTGGTGTCATTTTCATAGACTTGGGCGGCAATGACGTTGGGAATATCCAGAATCGCCCCAAGGATGCCAGTTTTTAAGGCTTGGCTTGGGTTTGAAACTGAAACCGCTTGCCGGTAGCGTAACTGGGTATCACTTTCCTGTGCCCGTCCCAAAGTGGCGGCGAAAGCGTTGGTTACGCCTGTCCAGCCAAAAACCGGGGTAGTAATCTGCGTGATGGTTCCAGGGCCAGCAGCAACCGGGCCGGGTGTTAAACAGGTGCCAGTTACGGTTACAGATCCCGAATCGCCAATGGTGACAGAATCAGGAAGCGCCCATTTGAACCCGGCGGTGTCTGTCACGATGCCGTTTTGAATCAGGGTAAAATCTGTGCCGGTAATGGTCAATGGAGCGGTGGAGAAGGAAACCGGGTTGCGCTGTAACCCGTTGACACTGACCACGCCATCCAAACCGGAAGAAATCGCAGTCACAGGGGAGCGGGCATTGTATACCTGTTGGGCCAGTAGCATGGTTTCATAGGCGGTCAAAGCGTAGGATGCGATCAGCTGGAAGTCTTGGCTGTCGTTTTCGAGGTAGGTTGACGCTCCAAATATCCGGCGGGCTTCAGCAACCAAATAATCCTCGATTTCTTGATATGTGGGTATTTCCAGCCCTGAAGGCCCGAGGGTTGGCGGAAAATATGGCATTTAGAACGAATCCTCAATGACGACATTTTGCGTATAAATCGTGTCTATCACGCAAGTAAAACTGTAGCGGCGGCTGTTTGGGTCAAATTGGCTGTCAAAGTTGACAATCCGACTTACACCCTCGGTGCCTAAAATCCGTTTCTTCAGGACAGAATCCACAACGGTTAGGTTGTCCGCAGCGCCCGAGCTGGCCAGAATGCTTTGATACATGGGCAGGCCATCGTTTAGATCCCGCCAGAATGAATCCTTATAAAGCTGTAATCGGGTTTTTACCGCTTGAACAGAGGCTTCCAGATCATAGGCAAAATCAGAATCTCCATGCCCAAAACTGTAATCGCCAGAATCGCTTAACCGTCTGTATTTCATAAATCAATTGGCCCTGTAATGCTTGGCCCGCTGGTAACGCCTGTGTGTCTGTGGTCGAAGTAATCAGCGCCATTGATACTCAAAGAGGTGTCTCCTGAACTCTCGCCGGTCATGGTAACGCCACCGGTCACTATGTTGATCGCCCCCGCCGCTATATTGAGAACAGGCGTTATAACACCTACGCCACTTGGGCCAACCGTAACCCGAGAAACCCCGTCCAGTGTGCGTAGTTCTGCCGAGGTGGTGTTAAATGCCGTTATAACGGCTGGCTGGCTATTGATACCAGGGATGGCAAAAGCATCGGATAAATCATGCCTGCGCCGGTCATTCCATTGCTGTAAATTTCCGAACTGGTGCCAAGAGTCAATGCAGGAATCCGCAAATACCAGCAACACCTCATCACCGGGAGCCAAGGGAAACGTTAAAGCCACGCCGCCGCCTTGGGGGAATTGAACCGGAATATCTTGCAGTACTGGCAAGGCCACCCATTCAATAGAACCCGTGGCCCGGTCTACCCGTTTTTCTTTGATGGCAGGCTGGGCGCTGATGGTTTGTTTAACGGCATTGAAGCTCACCACAATAGCGGGCAGGCTCACCCGGATGGCGGCGCTCAGGGCATCATTGTTCCGTTTAATGGCCTCGTTTGGGTCGGCAATGCGCTCAGCAAGGTTATTTAACGGACGCTCACCCTCGTTTGAAACTTGGCCTACAATCGTTGCCATTTCAAAGCCCTGTCTGTGTCGGGTCAAGCAGCATAGCGGGCAGAACCCCCGTTTGCGCTATTCCCTGCATGTTGTAATACCAGTCGTTGCCCCGTGTATCGCCCTCGATGGTCATGCTGATGATTCGGTATAACCCATCCAGATCCAGCAGTGGTTGGACCAAAGCGGAAGCCGTCCCAAGGGCTGAACCAATGGGTAATTCTGCTTGATTGACTCGCTTATTATCCAGATGGAACCAGCTATTCAGCTTGAAATCCGGGTTAATGAGAGAGGTGACTTCAACACCCTGATCCACCTGTTGCGGCATCCCGATCAGGCCGTTGGTGACATCCAGTTCAGGAACGGAGGCAGGCGGGCCTTGATTCAAGGCGGATAGGTTGACGGTGCCGTTATCGGCGTAAAGCAAAGCGTTGTTATTGACCGCCAGATTACGGAGCGCATCCCCCGGCTTCCCGGTAACGGTTTTGGCTCGGAGTGTTGTTTGTTGGTTAAGCGATTCATCCACCCGGACATCAAACGGAACAGTGGAGGAGCGGCCCACTTGCTGGGCGATTTGCTGTAACGTTTGCCCGGCTTGCAAGGTGAAATTGCAGAAACCCAGGTTCAGAATGTCGCCATCGATGCAAAGTAGCTTGATGTAATAGGTAGTCTGATCTTCTTTTCCCCGAACTGGCTGAACAATCTTGGCATCGAAAATCAGGCCGTATGGGCCATCCTGATAGCCTGCTTCCAGCGTTACGGATTTACCGTTCTGGAGAATGTCTTGTTCTGTCGCCGGTGAAAGGTTGTAAATTGTGATTGAGCCGAATTGATAAGCCCGCCCGATTGTCCGATCCAGAGAAAACACAACCCGCAAGTCCGTTGGTAGCGTGATCACGTTCCCGCCGAAGGTGGTAACGGTCACTTTCCATTTTCGCCCGTAAAGCATGGCTACTCCCAAAGAAGGGTAAAGTTACTGCCCCAATCATTAGCGCCGGGATAATCAGGGGCATTGCTGGATAGCGGTAAAACATACAGGGAGCCTATATTCAGGTAACTATAGGGAGACAGCAGATCCACCGGGTAGGTGGCCACCAGTGGAAGCGCCTTCAATAGTAAATTCCCATTGGCATCTGAAATATCCAGTTGCCAGAAGCCGCCCACGGTGTTGAACACGGCGAACAGGCTAAACGTGATATTCCGGCCAATTAAGGGGATGCGGCTTGTGAACCGCTGGTTAGGCTGGTTGGTGATGTTAATTTGTGTCATAGCTTGATAAACGGAAACAATGCTTCCAGCTTCAACTTAATGGACTGAATCGTTCCAAATTCTGGTAGCGCTGGCACATTGCCCCGGTTAGTAATATCTGTGGCCATCTGGGCGGCGCTCAGCTTGTAAACCTGCACATCAGCAATGATGATTTCAATCAGGTTGATTGTCGCTTTTAGTGCTGTGCTGGTCTGGTAATCGTCCGATGCTTCCAGCGATTCAATCAGGATATTTTCATAAACGCCGTACTTACTCACCAGTGTTAGCGGTACCCGGCGGGCCTGCAATTGCTGAATGGTGTTGTAGGCGTTAATGGAGCGGGTGGGGTTTGCTGAAAACCTTCCAGTGGCTACGGTATCCGTTACGCCGATGTCAAAGGAAAACCGCTTCGGGTTCACATAGGCATGATCGGTGATGTCGGCCCCGGACTGTACCGGGTGCTGAGTGACCGTGATGGCGTTAGCATGGTTTAGACGTAGCCAAGCGTCAAACGTATAAACAATCTGCTTCCCATCTGCCGTAGGTTCTACAAGGCTCCATTCGGTAGGGGGAGCGGTCTTTTTTACCCCTGCAGTGATAAGCGTGGAGGAGGGCGTTTCGGATAGGTCCAGTCCTGCGGGCGGGATACTGGATTCCCTCTGAAATGACAAATCCAACCCGGCAGGTGGAATGCTTGAAGTCATTCCCATTATCCCCAAGGGCTCGTGTTACTTCGGATGTTCAGGGAGTCCCTAAAGAACTGGCCTATCCTATCGCCTAGATAAGCCGCTGTTTTTTCGTCTTTTACGTCACCGTGGACATGGACAGTCACGGAAGTTGGCCGAGTTTCCACATCAAGATGTGGGCCAGTTGCGCCACGATTTTTAAGGACTTCAAAATTACCCTTTCCTCCTAATTCTCTGTATTTAGAAAGAATGTCTGCAAAACGGGTATTTCCTAACATCCCATTTTTGCTCTCTAGGAAACCTTTAACAAACCCAGGAGTGGCTGCCAGTGCTTGCATGACCTTAACTATTTCATCTTTAGATTTACCATTTAAGCCAAGATCAAACTTATATCCAGTGCCATGCGAATATTTCCCAGGTGCATGTCCACCTTCTTGTGCTGCTGTGATAAACCATTTCTTTTCGTCTGACATTATTTTTGCTAATCGATCTAAAAATTCACCAGTGAACCCAAACTTCTTCACACTGGGTAAACGGCTAAAACTGTTTCTGTCACCCTTTCCATCTGGATTCTTACCGGCTTGTGGTGTTTCCGGTGTAGGCGCTATAGCGTTTGAAACCCTGTCCATACCCCATTTAACAGCGTCAACTGCTGGTTTAATTGGGGCATACAGTATTTCAACACCAAGGGCAATCAACTTTCCAACCCAAGTAAAAAGAGAGAGTATTTTTGTCAGGATTGTTAAACCCTTAAAAAATAAATCAACAATTACCCCGACAAAAGCCAGTAGCCCAGAAATCGTATCCATAATTGCTGGCATATTATCAATCAACAATTGATTGAAGTTCTTCATAAATTCTTCAAAAGAGGCCAATGGCCCGGCCAGCACATGGCCAAGCTTGCCGCCCAGGTTCTGCCAGAAGTAATTCATAATCACGCCCAGCCGGTTTGTTTCCAGCCCAGCGGCCCGGATATTGCGAAAGCCTTGCTGAACATCGGCTCCACCTTCCAGACCGGCAGCAGTTCGGCGAAGGCTCATAAACTGCGCCCGAAGTTCAGGGTTTAAGGCTACCGCCCGCAATTCGTCGATTGAACCAACGCCCATGGAATCCATGACAGCCTTGAGGGAACGGGCGTTCTGCGTGGTGGTAAATAGGGACAGGGCCAGCTTTTGGATCTGCATGTCAACAGCGGCCATCTTGCTCATGAAAACAGCTGTAGCGGCTGTGATTGCGACAATTAGGGCGGCTATGGCCCCAGCAATGGCAAGCTTGATTGCGCCAATGCCTGTAGTTAATTTAGTACCCCATTCAACGACTTTACCGACGACAGGGGTTTTTATGATTTTTTTCTCAACTTCCCCAAAAACTTCAACGATGCGTTTTCCAGTCTTTTGAAATGCCTCTGTTTCCCCAATCGTCTTAATAACCTTATTAATAGCCTTGTCGATTTTATCAAACGACTTTTGAGCCTCGGAAAAGCCTTTTTTGTCAACTTCAAAGCCAACGGCCACCAAATATTCTTTGATTATGTCAATCACGGCATTGGCCCCATTTCTTTAAATTGGCTCATCATCTCGGCTTTGCGGGTTTCCTCGGCAATTATCACTTCCACGATGTCGAAAAAGTCCGTTATGGTGTAGGTGCCGTCCCAGAGTTCTTTTTGTTTCCAGTACCCTTTGGCGACTGGGAGGTAGAGGAGGTCTCTTTCCCAGTTTGAGGGAATATCATAGACATTTCGCTGCCCAGCCCCTCCAACAGGGCGGGGTCTAAAAAATCCATTAGCGTGTACATAAAGGCGTGAGTGGTCAACTGGAACAACTCTGGCCCGGTCAATTCACCGGGATAAGCCATAGAACCGTTTTGGTTCATCAAAGAAAACAACCCATTGCTATTTTGAAAATAACAACTTTTCAGGCAATCAGCTTGAAAATGCTGAAAGCGGTCTGGTGTCATTTGCATAAACGACTGAACGGCGCTCATCATACCCTTGCCATCCATACCGGAAGCCAGGGAGCCCAAGAGTTGAAAAACCCAATAGCATCCTAGCTGCGGTGTAAACTTTTTAACGGTAAATTTTTTCCCATTTATTTCAATCTGTTTTTCTTTGTCGCTCATAACCACCTCTAAATGTTATTCAATATCTGAGCTTGCACGTTCAATGAAGGAAGAACCCCAGCCGCCAAGCCAGCAATAATACTTCCATCCTGGAAGATGTCAGCGGCCATGAAGTTCCTGCTGTACATCTGCCCTTGT